TCCCAGAGTTCGAATCTCTGCGCTTCCGCCATCTGCAATCCTGAAGGCCCCGTATTCCGGGGCCTTCAGCGTTTCTGGGGTCCGGAAAACTGAGGGGAAATGGTCCCAGTTTGGTCCCATCACTTAAATGCGCGCGGCACGGCGAGCCGCCCCCCCTACGCACGTCGCCGCGTTTTATCTTGACCCATCGAAAACGGGTAATTTTGGTAATTTTCTTATGCGGCACCCTGAAAGTCCTTTTCTGTCAGTGGGTTAGGATTGATTCTTAAAGGTAATTTTTTGGTAATTCATAGGTAATCAACTTACCTAATCTGATGGTCATGATCCAAAAAGCGCCAGCCCTTTGAAATCAAGCACTTACAGAAAAATTACCTTTTCCATTACCAGAAATTACCTCCAGAGGTAAGCGGTCGAGCCCAGCAAATACGGGGCCTTCAGCCATATTCCTGAAGGTCCTGACCAAAATTACCCATTTTCGAATTCGCCTCTGAAATCGGTTGGCTCTGGTAGCTCCGTAGACGGTCAAGAAAGAGGCCATCTGTGCAGGGATTCGCAGGGTTGCCCGGCGCTGAAAACGCCTCTCCAGCGCGCAGCCTGGGCCGCTCTCGGCCATCCAGCAGGGGTGCGGAAAATGCCATAGGTTTAGCCCGCAGGCGAGGTGGGGGGACGACGGCGCGCGCCGGGTGCTGATGGGGCGGCATCCTGCTGGGCGCCGATCGGCAGGCACAAAAAAGCCGCCTCGAGGGCGGCTTCTGGTGGCGCGGGGCGGCGATCAGTTCTTCGCCGGCAACTCAAACGGCTTGAACCGGATCACCTCTTCGCCCAGCCACTCGTTCACATGAGCCAGCCGCGCCTGGATCGGCTCCAGCTCGTTGCCGGCCCACACCTCCGCCGCCTCACGCAGGGAGCCGAACCCGCCAGCGTTGGTCGGTACGATGCCCATCAGCTGAGGGGGAATGCGCAGCGCGGCGAGCTGATCGTCGCGGCTGATGTTCTTGATCGAGCCGAATTCATCCTTGGCCGCGATCTCGCTCACCGGGATCAGTTGCAGCCCGTCCTTCTTGCCGCCCGGCGCGTACATGAACAAGTTGCGGAAGTTGCCCGGCCCCTTGCTGTCGCGCAGGGCCTTGCGCAGGGCGTCGACGTCCTGCTCGTTCTGCGTCGAGTCGGTCATGTAGAGGATGAACCCGGCGTGCGAGCCGTTCTGGTAATACTTGCGACGGAAGAGGGTGGCCGACTCGTTCAGCAGCGCCGACTGCAGCGCCGACAGCCACTCCGGCAGCCCGTACACCTCCTGGTTGATATCGGCCTCGCGCAGGTGGCAGATGCTGCCGCGCTCGAACTCATGCTCATCCTTCCACCCACGCACCTGGTAGTACGTCTCCAGATCAGCCCCGCGGCGCATGTACTTGGCCAGCGCAGGCTGTAGGGCTAGCGGCTGGCCGAGCATGTTCCGCCGCCGCTCCAGGTAGGCATTGCCGCACCAGAGCCAGTCCAGAGCTAACTGGCCGAACGCCTGCCGGCTCAGCAGGCGATGTGGGATGAACATGCGCTCCAGCATGTTGCGTTTAAAGTTCAGCCCGCTCTGCAGGTACACACTCGCCCGGGTCGACTTCGCCAACCCATCCAGCGACAGCGGCGGTTCATACCACTTGCCGTTGAGCCAGCACTCCAGATAGTCGAGCAGCTCGCGCCCATCGAGCACCGGCAGCGGATCGCCGAAGGTGAAGGCCTCCACGCCAGCGGCGGGGGCGGTGGTCAGTTCGCTCATCAGCAGATCTCCATGAATCCAGTGTTCGCCGAGGTCTGCCCCTCGAGCGGTTCGTTGTGCAGGGCGTGGAACAGCGCCCACGCGAGGTCGGCGTGGCCGGTCTCGTCGTTGCGCCCGGCGGTGTAGGTCATCTGGCGGCCCGAGGCCGTGATCGTCTTGCGAATCGCCATCAGCGAGCTGGCTACGTCCGTCCAGCCGGCGTCGAACTCCAGCCGGCCGTTGCGGATCACGTCATAGGCCTTGAGCACCAGGCGCGTTTTCACCTCCGGCGAGTAGCTGAAAGTGGTCACGTTGGGGAAGAACTGGCGGACCAGCTGCGCCACGCCCGAGCCCAGCCCGGTCACGTCCACGCCGATATAGGTCACCCAGTAGCGGTTGCAGGCCTGGCGGATCGCCTCGGCCTGGGCGGCGAAGTCCATTCCGCGGAACTGGTGGCGCTCCAGGATGCGGAACTTGCCGCCCGGCACCGCCGGCGGGGCGACCACCACCATGCCCGCGCTGTCGCCGGTCTCGGCCGGGTCGTAGCCGATCCACACTGGCCGGTCGCCCAGCGGGCGCGCCGCGAACGGCTTGTAGTCCTCGCCCCATTCCACCCAGCTGTCCACCATGCACGGCTGCAGCATCGTCAGCGGGAAGATGCTCGCCCCGTCGTCGACGAACTCGCACATCAGCAGGTTGGCGAACTGCTCGGCGTTGTACTCGAAGCGCAGCTCCTCCAGATCGAACAGATCGCAGCCGCGGCGCTCGGCATCCAGAATCGTCACGATCTGCCGCCAGATCTTGTCCTCCCGGCACAGCTTGCCCGGGGCCAGCGTGTCGTGGCGCAGGTCGATCTTCACGTGCTGCGCCGCCGGCTTGCCCTTGTTCAGCCGCTCACCCGTCCACCACTTGTACGCCGGGTGCCCCATGCTTGAGGGCGTCGAGAAGTAGGTCTTGCGCCACTTCTTGTGCAGCGCCATGCCCGACGCCACCTTGTTCAGCTCGTCGAAGCCATGCACCCAGAAGAATTCGTCGAAGTAGAAGTTGCCGCTGCGCCCCTGGGCGGTGCGGTAGTTGGTGCCGAGGAAGTGCAGCTCAGCGCCGTTGGCCAGCACGATCGGGTCGCCCGTCAGCTGCCGGCCCAGCGCCTCCTGAACGAACGCCTGCATGTAGTTCTTGAACTGGTGCGCCTGCGCCTTGCTCGCCGAAAGGAAGATTTGATTGCGCCCCGTCAGCAGCGCATCAATCAGCGCCTCGCGGGCGAAGTAGAAGGTCGCGCCGATCTGGCGTGACTTCAGGATCATCCGCGTGCGCATGTTGATCGCTCGGTACCAGTCCAGCTGGTACTCAAAGCAACTGTCGCGGAAGGCCTCCTCGAGCAGCTCGATCTCGCCCTCGTCGAACTCGTTGCGCTTGGGGGGCTTCTTCGGCCCGGCGTTGCGCGCCTCCAGGTTCGGGTTCAGCTCCGCCTGGGTACCACCGTCCTGGAAGCGCTGGATCCGCGCCTGCCGCTCCAGCTGCCGGTGCAGCAGGTCGATTTCCTTGAAGTCGCCGCCGGTCTTCTGATCCTTGAGGATCAGCTGCACGAGCCGAGCCTCCAGCGCGCCACCGATCCGCTCGACATTGTCCGCCCGGTCCCACTCGTCCCGGGTTTTCCACGAGTGGACGGTCTTTTCCTTCTCCTCCAGGAAGTCGGCGATATCCGTCACCCGCCAGCCCATCCAGTACAGATGGCGAGCGGTGCGGCGTGGATCCTGAACGGGAATTTCAACGGTCGGTGCATTCATGGCGCCGATGCTGCCGCTCGCGCGCGCGAGTCGTTACTCCGGCGGCCTGTACGTCCAGCCAGTACAGGGCGCGCGAATTGCCCGCGCCGCGCGGGCTGCCGACCATGCCCTCACTACCTGCCCAGCAGCCACCAGTTGAGGACAGCCCGCATGGCCGGCAACAGCAAAAAGTACCGCTCCAAGATGTTCCGCATCGGCGTCGAAGGCGCGACCACTGACGGTCGTACCATCGAACGCAGCTGGCTTGAGGAAATGGCCGCCAGCTACAACCGCAACACCTACGGCGCGCGCATCAACGTCGAGCACATCAAGGGCCTGTCCCCCGACTCGCAGTTCGGCGCCTATGGCGACGTGCTCGCCCTGAAAACCGAAGAGGTCGAGATCAACGGCGAGAAGAAGCTCGCCCTGTTCGCGCAGATCCAGCCCAACGACGCGCTGCTGGCCCTGAACAAGAAGGGCCAGAAGATCTACACCTCCATGGAAATCCAGCCCAAGTTCGCCAACACCGGCAAGGCCTACCTGGTCGGCCTGGCGGTCACCGACAGCCCGGCGAGCCTCGGCACCGA